ATTTGCAAATATTTCTTTTTGTACAGAGCCATCGTTTTGTACCCAATATGAAATTTCGTGACCCCACATTTTATATTCATTTCTAAATTGCCCACCTACTAAAGCATCAACAATATCACTAACATTTCCATAATAATCATTTCTAAGTGTAGTAAACTCATCTGTCCATTCAAAACCACCCATACCTTTTTTTGGAATTTCTCTTTTAATTGCAAGAGTTTCAAACATCTCATCTAAAAATTCTTTTCTTTTTTTATTATTAAATAGTTGAAGTTTTGCAATGTCATCTTCTATAGCTTTAGTAAAGGCTTTGTTTCTTTCACTCCATGCTTCAAATTTTGATGTTCCAAACTCATAATCTATATGATGACCATATTCATGTGAAATAACACCAGACTTAACAGTTTCACCACCTCTACCATCTCTTTTACCTAACTTTGCACTCATCACTTGAGATACACTTCTATAGTATCCTCTTTTAGTTTGTTTTATTTCTTTTGGCTTATCTAGTTTATCCACTATAAATTTTTGTTGTTCTGTTAGCTGTTCATCAAATTCTTCATTATATCTCTTTCTTGTTTGTTTACTTGCTCTACTTAAAAGAAAAGCTATATCTATAACATTTGGTGATTTCTCAGTAGGTGTAACAACTCTTTCTGTAGTATCTACTACAACATCTTCTGGCTCTACATACATTACAACACAACGACAGTTGATAGTATTTACAGCACCCCCTCTGGGGTCACCAGCATAAGCCATCTTGTATGGTATTCCATTAACAACAATCTCAAAATCCTCATCCATACCGACTTCCGTACCAGATATAGAAGAATGATGGCTTCTAGTTCTATCATCATTTGTAGCTACCCATCTTTTCTTCATAGGTATTCCAACTTCTTTTGCTACTTGATGATTGCTGTAATTACTTGCACTGTGGGTTTCTGTTCTAGCAATCAATACAGACCTAGCTTTTGTCATAGTTGGTTTATTAGCTTCTCTTATCTGTTTGCCTATATCAGCTACACCAGTGAAGTCTGACCTATCTATGACAGCAATTATTCTTTGCTGTTGTGTTCTAGTCATATTGGTAATCTTCTGACCACCAAACTCGACCATGTACTGTCGATAATATAAATCAAACTTATCTTCTTGTTTTCTTTTAATGTAATGAAAGTTATCGCCAAAAGACTTTATTACTGCTTGATAATGGGATGATAATATCTTGGATAACTCTGCTCTGGACTTTGTAAGCTCTATTGGTCTTGAACTTTCCAGTAAATCTACTGCTTCTCTGGCAGTAAAGCTAAACCACTTCTGTATTTGTGGTGTTAATCGTCTTTCAAATGACCTTCTTCTTTTAAGCTGTTCCTGTAAGTTCTTTCTCGCTGATAGAACTTTACCTCTTCTAACTTGTTTTGTAGCAAGTAACATTACTTAGAAGATAATGGATGACCTTTAGGAAATAAGTCGCTGTCATGCTTTCCACCTTGATATCGACCAGTTCTTAAAGCAAATAAGAAAGAGTTAACTCTGGCAAATGCCCACTGGTCACTTGACCTTACTCTTGCTCTTACTGAAGATGGGTTTGTGTTGTAAGCACCTACTCCTCTATTAAAAACAGCTTCTAGCATTCTAACAGTTGCCCTCTTTGTTTTACTATCGCCATATTTTTCATTGTGCTTGTCTACTTTGTTCTGCAAACCTTTTTTAACTTTTTCTGATACTCGCTTTTCTTCTTCTACAAATAGATATTCGTCATCTGGCATATCAAAAGACTTATCTTCTGGTTCTTTGCGACCTTCTAGCTTTTTAGTTAGTTCCAGAATGACATCTTTCATACCTTGTTCACCAAGAGTTCCGATTACACCCCATTTCATTTGTGCAACAATACCAGCAACATTAGAAAGATTAGGTTCTAAACTACCACCTTTGAACTGCTTACCATCTTGGAAATGTCTAGCACCCCATGCTTCTCTCTCTTTTATCCAATCCAGTACACCATCTGTCATCTCGCCTTTTCTAGCCTTTGCCCAGAACTGATAGGCTTCATTACCTCTTATGTTGCCACCAGCTTTCCATATCTGCTTTCCTACACCAACTTCTTTGACATTTTTTGCAAACTCAAAATCAAACTGTGGAAAATTAGAGTTTCTTAAAGATATCTTTTTGTCATCTCCTTCTTTTGGAAAGTCTGTTTCTTTTGTTTCGTACAAATCGCTAAGATACTTTTCGTCATCTTCTGTAGTCTCTTGTTCTTGAGCAGACTCCATTGGTTCTCCTAATGGAAATAGATTTGCACTTATATAGACCTCATCACCACCTTGTACTGGCTCATATCCTAATCTATCTCTAGCTTCATTACGGCTTAATATCCCTTCTCTGACAGCCTGTACAACATTCTCATATATCTTTTTTCTTCTTTCAGCCATTGCTGGAATAGCATCAATATCATATTTTACGTTAACATTCTCGCTAAAATCAGCACCAAGCCACTCATTTAAGTCGCTCTCTACTCTTTTAAGCAATGGTATGATTGTATCTTCATACAAAGCTAATCTGGCTTCTGACACATTGTTATATGTTTGATT